CTGAGGGCTGGAGGAAAATAATGAGCGAAGGATGGTTTGCGGACATCGCCGACGCGGACGCCTATTTCGCCGACGAGCGGCTCGAGACCTCCGGTTGGGACTCGCTGCAGCCGGCGAGAAAGACGAAAGTTGCGAGGATGGCCTACAACCGGATCTACTACGACCCGCGCTGGACGGGGCTGCCGACCTACGCGGCGGCGACGCCGGCGGAGCTCGTGAAGCTCCGGATCGCGAACGCCGAGATGGCCTACTACCTCGCCGTCCACCTCGAGGACGAGGACGTCCGGAAGGGCCTCCAGGCCCAGGCGGTCATCGAGGAGACGGCGATCAAGGAGAAGTACTCCGAGGCCGCCCTCATGGACCTACCGGTCCCGCCGGCCGTCATCGCGATCCTCTCGCCCTGGTCCGTCGACGGACCGTTCATCGCCGTCTGCGACATGGGCCGCGACGAGGAACGGAAGGCGAGCGCGAAGGTCGGGAGGTTCAGATGAGGTTCGTCGACCTCCAGCGGACCTACGCGGCGGCCGGCCACGAGCTGAGGAAGATCCTCCTCGGGGCCGACCTGGAAGGGTTCGACATCCCCGAGGCCGAGGAGATGAAGCGGAGGGCTCGGCGCGTCATCTCCTATCTCAACGCCGTCTCCGGCCGCTGGGCGCAGTACGCCGCGCGCGAGCAATACGCCCGCGGCCAGCGCGAGGCAAGGAAGGCCCTCTGGCGGATCGGCCAACGCCGGCCGATAGGCAAACTTCCCGCGTTGTCCGGGCCGGAGGCCGTCGAGCAGGTCGTGGAGACGACGATCCTCGAGGCGACCGGCTCGATCATGAGGACGGTCGAGCGCTACGTGACGATCAGCCTCCTCGCGGCCCGGGCGATCCGGGGCGCGCCGGCGAAGGTCCAGGAGTTCAGCTACCGCGAGGACGAGGAGTTCCTGGACGACCTCGCACGGGAGGCGGTCAAGCGCGAGCTCTCCCGGGCCGCGCTCACGCGCCTCATCCGGGACCGGCTCACGGTCCTCGTCGGCGACGAGGACTTCATCGAGATCGTCGGCAAGGACGGCGTCAGGAGGATGTACAACCTCGGCAGGTACGCGAAGATGGTCGCCCGGACGACCCTCCGGGAAGCCCAGACCCGGGCGACGCTCGACCAGTGCGCCCAGTACGACAACGACCTCGTCAAGGTCTCCGAGCACGGGACGACCTGCGACATCTGCAAGCCATACGAGGGGAACACCTACTCGCTATCCGGGACGGACCCGGAGTACCCGGAGCTCGACGAGCCGTGCCCCTGGCACCCGAACTGCATGCACAACCTTCTCCCGACCTCGAGGGAGGCGATGAAGGTCGTCGCGAGGATGGGCGGATGATCAACTCGATATCAATCCATCCGGTCATCATCGTCAAATGGAACGGAAACGACGAGTGGGGCGAGCCGAGGCCGCCGACGAACGTCGGCCTCAGGGGATACATCGAATGGAGGACTGTCACCGTCCGGGACCTCAAGGGCGAGGACGTCGGCTCGAGCGTCAACGTCCGGATGCCGATCCGGAGGACCGACATCGCGCTCGGCCGGACGCTCGGCCACAACGACCGGCTCGTCGTCGACGGAATGGAACGGGCCATCATCGCGATAGCGGAGCCGGCGGCGCTCAGGCTGCCGAGGATATACCACGTCTTCCTGGCATAGGGGGCAGAAATGGGGATGACGATCGACATCACGGACTTCGAGAAGGGGTTCCGCCAGCTCGTGGAGTTCTCCATCCCGCCGGAGATCGAAAACGGGATGTTCAAGGCCATGAGCCAGGCCCTGATCGACGCGATCGAGATCCCGCCGCAGGCGCCGTTCCTCAAGGGGGACCTCTGGGCGTCGAAACACGTCAACGGGGTCCAGGTCTCGGGGGGCGAGGTTTCGGTCGTGGGCGGGTTCAACATCTGCTACGCCGCGCGCTGGCACGAGCTCACGCCCGAGGAGGACGCGAGGATCAACTGGACGAGGACCGGGGCGAAACAGCCGGGGGCGAAATACCTCGAGTCGAAGATGGCGACGCGCGGCCCGATCTATCTCGAGATCGTCGCGGAGTGCGTCCGGCGGCCGATGGGGGGATGAGGCGATGCTGAAGGAGATCTGCAGGCTCATCGAATCGCTGACGTCCTTCGCCCAGGCGCCGGACGGGACGGGAACGCTACAGCCCGGGCACCGGCTCAAGACGGCGCCGGACCGCTGCATCCTCGTCGGGGAGAGCGGCGGCGGCGCGACCGTCCCGGAGCTTCCGGACCGCGCGGACGTCCTCATCCAGGTCGTGAGCCGGGGCGCGCCGAAAAGGTATTTCGAGGCCCGGGACGCCGCCTGGGAGGTCTACCGCGCACTCCACGGGACGGCCGGATGGAACCTGCCGAAGGAGGACGGGAGCGGGAGCTACCTCGCGCACGTGGTCGACGCGATCGCCGTCCCCCAGTACATCGGCCAGGACGAGAACGAGAGGTTCGAGTTCTCCGTGAACTTCATATTCAGAATGGCACTAGGATCCTGCGGGGCTGGAGAAAGTGGATCTTAATGAGAAAGATTTCGACCGTCAAAAAGAATATCAACAGGGCAAATCTTTCCGCAATTTTCAAAATAAATATGCGCGCCATTGGACACAAAGGCCATAAGATTTTCGACGCGGTTATCAGTTTTATTTCCATTAATGTGATGGACGTGCTCTTTGGGTTTAAGAAATCTCCCAATTTGTTTTTCAACTATAAGACGATGTTCATATACATATCTCTTTTTTGCAAAAGGATGATCGGGAGCGTACCTCTGAATGTATCCCATTCTTCTTCTAATTCCGCCCTTCCAGTTGTAATGATTCGCTCCGCTTTCTTTCGCCTTCATCAACTCGGGCCGTTTTTGTCCGAGATTCGACTCGCGGATCTTTCTGATCGTTTCCAGGCTGTGATGTTTCCCTTTATGAGATTTGCTCATTTTCTTGCGAGTTTTAGTTGGCACCTTTCTGCCCGTAAGTGCTTGACTGATCTTTGTTTTGTGTTCATCAGACTTTGGAATTCCTGCCAGCGGATGCGGTTTTTTGATTGTGTTCATGTCTATTCTCCCTGCTTTAATTATACTTTAATAGGTAAAGAAAAGTCAAGTAAACGTGTGCCTAAATTTGATATGGAAAAAGCCGCCTTCGGCTATTTCTATAAATCTTTCATAGGAGGCAAAAATGCCCGCACTTCCACTGAAGGACATGGGGCCCTGTGAGATCGTTCTCGGCTACGGCGAGTCCGGAGCCCTGAATCTCGGCCCCTTCCTCGGCGCGACGACCTTCAAGGGCGTCACGTCCGTGGAGAAAATCTACGAGGAGCGCTTCGGGAACGCCGCGGTCGACGCGATCTTCAGCGGCACGGAGGCGACCCTCGAGGCGCGGATGACGCGCTCGACGCTCGATCAACTCAACGAGGTCCTCAACGCCGGAGGCATCCTCGGCTCCGAGCCCTACCAGTACATCAAGCTTAAGAACCAGGCCGGATGCAACCTCTACGCTGACGCGAAGCGGATCGTGATCAAGCCGATCTGCAACAACCGCGTGAGCGTGGACCCGAGCGATTGGGTCGAGATCTACAAGGCCGTCCCGATCCCCGGGTGGGAACTGACCTGGGACCGGTCGACGCAGAGGGTCTTCCCGATCTCGTTCCTCGTCTTCATCTCGCAGGAGAGCGGCGAGGAGGGCGAGTTCGGCCAGGCGGGAATGCCGGCCGGATCGACCGAACTCGGGATCTAGGGGGGCACCATGAAGACAGTCCTTGAAATCGACACGGCTAAGACCCTCTACAGGCCGATCAACATCAAGATCAACGGGAGGATCTTCAGGATCAAGGAGCTCACGCTCGAGGCGCTGGAGGGGTTCCAGGACCTCAGGAAACAGGTCGTGAAGGGCGATATCTCGGCGTTCAGGACCATGCTCGACAGCGTCCTCGAGGGGCCGGCGGAGGAACTCGGCAAACTCTCGATGGCCAACCTTGCGAAGATCATCCGGATCGCCGTCAAAAAGGGCGGCGAGGAGGCGGAGAAGGAAAAAAACGCGCAAAAACCCGGGCAAAAGACATAGCGTTCATCGCCCGAGAGCTCCCGGGGCTCTTCGACTTCGTCGACCTCCGCGACATGGGGCAGCGGGACTTCGAGCACTGGACGACGGAGGCCGCGAGGACCGTCCTCATGAGGAGACGCGAGATGTGCGAGGCGGCCCTCCTGCCGCACTACCGGCAGGAGTCCATCAACAGGACCATGGACGGGCTGGGGATGGCCCTCTATGAGATTGACCACGGCGATGAGATAGAGGCGATCGAGGCGATGGCGAAGAAACGGCTCGAGGAGATCAGGGAGAAGATCAGGAAGGCGAAACTCAAGACGAGGGGTGACTGAGAATGGACGGCGGCGGATTCCTGGCGGGTTCCATCATCGGGAGGATGCTGCTCGACAAGACGGGGTGGGACCAGTCCGTGCAGGAGGTCATGGGCCAGACGAAGGAGCTCCCGAAGGCGATGTCCCCCGTGACGACGGCGATCAAGTCGATCGCCGGGCAGTTCGCGGTCGGGGTCATAGCCGCGAACCTCATCACGAAGGCCTTCAACAGCCTCGGCTCCGAGCTCAAGTCCTGCATCACCGGGGCGATCGCCGAGGAGCGGGCCGAGAGGGCCCTGGCCGCGGCGCTCGAGATCACCGGCCGCGAGCTCGAGGGCAACCTGACACACTTCATGGACTTCGCCCAGGCCCAGATGCGGCTGACCACTTTCACCCACGAGCAGGTCGAGGGCGCCCAGACGCTCCTCCTCCAGCTCACGAAACTCAGCCGGGACGGGATCGACCGGGCGACGAAGGGTGCCATGGGTCTCGCGACGACGCTCGGCATCGACCTCCACTCGGCGACCCTCATGGTCACGAAGGCCATGGAGGGGAATTTCATGGCGCTCGCGCGCGTCGGGATCCGCGTCGACGAGAACCTGACGCTGGAGGAGAAACAGGCCGTCCTCCTCCAGAAGCTCGACGTGCTCTACAAGAGGTCTACCGCGGAGACGAACACCTTCGGCGGCGCGGTGATGCAGCTCGGGAACCAGTGGAAAGAGGTCAAGGAGTCGCTCGGCCGCGCCGTGACGGACAATGAGCAGGTCCGCGATGCGATCAAATCGGTCACGGCGGCCCTCGCCGACCTCGCCGAGAGCGGCCAGGTCAAGGAATGGGCCTCCGGGTTCGTCTCGACCATCGCCGGGGTGATCAAGATAATCCTTGAATGGGCGCAGGCGGTGTCCTACGCGGACCAGATCATCCGCGGATCCTGGCTCTTCCGCGACATCAAGTCGACCTGGGCCGAGCAGTCCCGCAAGGCGAGGGAGGAGGCCGCCGCCTTCCAGTCCACCCTCAAGGTCTTCACCCCCTCGATGGAGAAGTTGCAGGGCGTCATGGAGATGGGCCCGAAATACTGGAAGGAGTGGACGGAATCCGTCAAGGCGACGGACGCCATGCTCGCGGCGAACAAGGAGACGATCGTCTCCTGGATCGAGAAGGGCGCGGCCTGGCTCGGGCTGATGGACGACCTCTCCGACGGGACCAAGAGCCTCGCGGCCCTCCTCAAGGAGTTCGGAGTCAAGACCAGGACGGAACTCACGAAGGAACTCAACGATGCGAAGATGGCCCTCGAGAAACTCAAGGCGTCGACCGAGAAGACGCCTGGCGGGATCAAGGTCCTCGAGGAGAAGATCGCGGACCTCAAGGAGGAGTTCACCGGCGCGAAGGTGGAGACGCGGTCCCTCGCCGAGCAGCTCGGCCTCCTGACGAAGGCGGACCTCGAGAAGAAGTTCGACAAGATGATCGAGGCCGTCGGCAGGTACAGGAAGGAGCTGACCAAGGAGGGCGCCAAGAAACTGACGGACGACCTCATCAAACTCCGGGCCGAGATCGACGGGACAACGCCCCACATTGAGACCATGGCCGAAACGCTCGACAGGTTCTTCGAGGGCGTCGCCTCGGGCATGTCCGACGCCGACGTCGAGCGCATAAACTCGGAGTTCGCCGGGATGGCCCGCCAGGCGCAGGAGGATTTCGAACAGGCCACGGCCGGGATCGTCAAGAGCATCCTGGAGATCCAAATCCCAATCGAGCAACTCATGCCGATGATCGAAGGGCTGGCGGACCAGATGGGCGTCTCGGCGAACACGGTCATCGCCGCTTTCTACAACCTGCGCGTCGACATGCTGAAGACGATCGGGATCGTCCTGCCATACATCGACACGATAGGCGCGGCCTCGAAGAGCGCCGCCGAGGAGGCGGAAGAAGCCTGGAAGAATATGACCGACCAGATGGCGAAGGCCTTCGGGGAGGCGTTCGCGAATGTCGTCAGGGACGGTCTTAATTTCAAGAACCTCATGAAGGACATCTTCCAGGGCCTCATCAACGCGATGGCGACGATGCTCGGCAAGTTCGTCAGCGAGGCGGTCACGGACCTCGGGAACATCAAGAAGGCGCTCTCGGACCTCGCGACCTCCGCGGCGGAGGCATTTGCGGCGATGGGCGCCGCCCTCGCCATATTCATCGCCGCGTTCCTCATCCTGCCCGAGGTCATCAAGACCGTCGGCGAACTCTTCGACTGGCTGGGCGGGAAATGGGACGACCTCCAGGCGACGATGACCGAGGAGACCTGGGACCCGAGGGAAGAGTGGGAGAAGGCGTTCTACGCGATCGAGGCCGCGATCCGCGGCGTCAAGACGTCGATGGAGGACCTCAACGACGCCTGGTCCGCGCTCCTCTCCTACGCGAAGGAGGCCGGCGAAACGTCCTCGAAATGGCTCATCGACCTCATCCGGCAGTTCCGCGAGGCCGGGAAGTACTCGAAGGAGCTCAACGAGTATGTCCTCTCGCTCCTCGACACGATCCCGGACGCTCTTTCAATACTGGTTGCCGGAATTGACATCCTGAAGGGCTCGCTTTTCGACGCGCTCGGAAAACTGAAAATCGGCAAGGATTTAATTGACGCTCTCGACTGGAGGAAGATGCACATCAAGGAAGTGGAGGAGTCCCTTGCCGAGCTGGGCCGGATAGCCATCCTGACGTTCAATGCCATGATCGCCTCCGGGAAGCCGTGGATCGACGTGGTCGAGGCGATGGCCGCGCCGCTGGCCGCGCTTCGGGAGAAATACAAGGAACTGGGCCTGAGTTTCGTCGGCACGGGGCTCGGACACCTGTTCAGGATCGTCGGGATAACGAAGGCGCACAAGGAGCTCTTCGAGGCGATCGACGCGACGCGGCAGATCCTCGTCGCGCTCGGGGACACGGTCTGGCTCACCGCCGACGCATGGAAGACGCTCACCGGTGACATCGTCTCGCAATTCCATGCCCTCCGCCACGGCGGGCTCTCCGTCGAGGACTCGCTCCGGGCCATGGTCCCGTCGCTCCAGGCGATCGTCAACTACGCCGCGGCATACGGGTTCGAGCTCGACGCCCAGACCCAGAGCCTCGTCGACCAGGCCATGGCGCACGGCTGGATCAAGGAGGCCCAGAAGACGGAGGCGAACATCCTTGTCGAGGGCTTCAACCGGGTTTGCGACATCCTCATTAAGATCGCCGAGGTCCTGGGCGCCGATGTCTCCGGCCTCATGACGGACATCTCGACGACGGCCGGGACATTCTACAAGACGTCCGAGAAGACCGTCACGGCCTGGAAGGAGATGGACGGAGTTCTCGTGCCGTTCAACGAGAGTCTGAAGGACGCGAACGAGCTCGCGAAAAAGCTCGGGATCACCGTGAGCGAGATAGGCCATGACATGACGCCGTTCGTTACGGCGACCGGAGGCGGAAGGTCCGGAGTCGGCGTCTCGAGGTACCAGGAGGGCGGGATCGCCTGGACGCGACAGCTTGCGGAGGTCGGATGGCCCGAGCCGGAGGTCATAACGCCGCTCAGCAAATACCGCGAACCCGGCCAGCCGGTGAACATGACCTTCAATATCCGGGCGCTTGACGGAGCCGACGTGATTTCGGCGACGCGACGCATAATCATTCCTGAGCTTCAGAAATTTTATCGTCACGGCGGCCAGATTCCCGCGCGTGCGATCGGGGGCACATGATCGTCATCAA